AGGGTATATGGCTTTGACAGATTTTGAAGAATCAAAGCTAGTTTATTGTCTTGTTGACACACCCGATGAACTAATCTTTGATGAGATGAAAAGGATTAGGTCTAAGCTTGGGATGATTGACTTACCAGAGGAACTCGAACAAGAGGTTTGGGACTCTCATAAGTTTAAGGACATAAACCCTAGACACAGGATTAAAGAATTTTTGGTTAAAAAAAACCAAGAAGACATAGATGCAATCTATAACCGAGTTGTTCTCTGTAGAGAATATCTCAATCAATTAAATCAATTACTAACTTAAATTTAAATTATGAGTAAACCAGTAAGAAAATGGCGTGCAGCCTTAAACATGGACGAGCAGAAGAATTTAGCAACTGCTAATCCAAAATCTATCAGCAAGTCTGATAAGTATGGAACATCACAGTGGGTTGATGTTGTTGAATGGGAGGATGGTAATATCAGCATTAGCGGATATGATCCAGAGTCCAAAACAAGCTTTAAGATTGGAGCAGGAAAACAACAGGACATGAACCAACAGGGAGGTCAAAGCCCTCAACAAGCTTCAGCAGTGGCTCAGTCTACTGTTGATGATGGATTGCCATTTTAATTTTTTCATCGAAATTGATATTTGTTTTTAGTTAAGTAGCTTGTATAATAGGGGGGACTATTGGCAATCCTGTCCCCCTACAAGCTTAATCAAAACCCATAATTTATGAAATTACAAAGATTTAGAAAAGACAGACAACACTACAACAGAAAAGAAACTATAATAGAAATATGTAAAAAACACTTCTACCCTGAAGATATCTTTGAAGACATGCATAGAAGAAAAAGAGAGCTTGTTTTTAGGCGATTTGTAACCATGTATTTACTTAGGGAGTTTACGAAATTAAGTTTAGCTGAAATAGGTTTTATTTTTGGAAAAGATCATGCCACAGCTCTTCATGGATACAGAACTATTTCTGATTATATGGATATTGATCCTGAAACACAAAGTATAGTTGTGCCTATTAGAAATGAAATAATAAAAGTACTAGATGTTATAGATGAAACAGAGGCAAGTATACACGAGCAACTGATATATTATAAAGAGATGAATAAAAAACTTATTGATAGAGATTTATATAGAAAACAACAGTTGATTCTAGCTAGAAAAGATTTACGCCTTGTTCCAGATAAGTACATCGATAAAATCAAAAAATCTATAGAAACATGCATGAGTCCTTTATAACATTAAGCAGAAAGATATTGAGTTGGGAGTGGTACACTGACTCAAACACGATGAGACTATTTATCCATTGCCTTATAAAAGCAAATTGGAAAGATAAAGATTGGAGGGGTATTGTTATAAAAAGAGGATCCTTTGTAACCTCACAAGAAGGTATCTCAAATGAACTAGACTTGTCCAGGAAGCAAATCATTACTTCTCTAAAAAAATTAAAAAAAACTGGAGAAATTGTCACAAAAGGGTACAACAAATTTACTCTCGTAACCATTGTAAAATATGATGATTACCAAAAAATGATTAAGCAAGAGGGACAACAAAGGGACAACAAAGGCACAACAAATGGACAACAAAGGGACACAACTAACAATAATAACAATAATAACAATGAAACAAATAATAATTTAATCTATAGAGGCGTTGCCGAAAATTTAGAAGAGGTTATGAAGAACAGGCAGTATGTTGAATTTGTAACCAAGAAGTTTAACATGTCTGAGCAAAAGTTAATGGAGTACTATTTACAGTTCAATGAGCATTTAGAAAATACTCTTGACACAGTTAAGAACCCGAAAGACTATGTATCACACTTTTTAAACTGGTACTGCCATAAGTATAAAATAGATAAATCAACAGGAAGACCCAAACTAAGAAGAAAGAACTCTTTATGAAAACAATAGAATGGAATCAGATTGACCTCAAGGGTAAGACTTCTGGGCAAATAAAAACAATATGTCCAGCATGCTCTCCTGAGAGAAGAAACAAAACAGACAGATGCCTTAGTGTAAACATTGCTAAGGGAGTGGCTAAGTGTCATCACTGCGATGCTATATCGATTAAAGAAACAAAGCCTTTAGTACAAGACAAAGTTTTTAAGCTTCCAGAGCAGACTTGGTCAAACTACACACAGCTATCAGATAACATGGTTAAGTTCTGTGAGTCTAGGGGAATATATCAGTCAACACTGAAGGAATTAAAAATAACTGAAGAAGAATACTTTCAGCCACAGGCACATAAGAAAATGAACAACATTGTGTTCAATTACTTTGAAGGAGATACACTAGTCAACAAGAAGTTTAGATCAGCAGGAAAGCACTTCACACAAATAGCTCAAGCAAAACCAATCTTTTACAACATAAATGCTGCGATTGGTCAAGAGGAAGTTTTTATTGTAGAAGGAGAGTTTGATGTACTTGCTATGCACCAGTGTGGTTACAAGAATACAATCAGCATTCCTAATGGTGCTAACGACAACGATGACTTTTGGATTAACTGTGAGAAGTATCTACAGGATATCAATAAGTTTTTTATTGCTACGGATAATGATGAGAAGGGAGAGGTTGTAGCAGATAAGATTGCTCAAAGGCTAGGGAGGTACAGATGTGTTCGTGTGTTGTTTAAGAATAAAGATGCAAACGGAGACCTACTAAGTGGTGGTACTGATTTAGTTAGAGAATCAATTATGGATGGCAAAAGATATCCTGCCTCTGGAACATATACTGTTGATGATCTTGCAGGAGGAATCTATGACCTCTACGAGAATGGTCTACCAGAGACACTATACCCAAAGCATAAGTGTTTCGGAAATTTGAAAGATATATTTTCTGTGATGAGAGGACATCTTGTTGTTTCAACAGGTATACCATCACATGGTAAATCAAACTTTACTGAATGGTATGTGATGAATTTAATGAGGGACTACAATCTTAAGGCTTCATTCTTTTCTCCTGAGCACAGCCCAATGGCTTTACATCAAACTCAGTTTATGGAGAAGTTTTACGGAAAGAACTTCTTTAACGAGAACTTTGACAGAAAGAGAATCACAAAAGAAGAGATAAAAAGATACATTGATTGGGCAAATGAAAGGTTATACATAACTGCTCCAGACAACGGAGATTTTCCAACATGGAGCTGGCTTCTTGAAAAGTTCAAAGAGCAAATGTTTATCTATGGGGTGGATATATTTGTTATCGATGCTTTCAATAAGCTTGAGTATGATAAGTCAAATGACTCAGAGTTGAGTAAAATTAAAAGCGTATTGACTAAGCTGACAATGTTTGCTCAAATGAACAACGTAATTATATTCCTTGTGGTTCATCCAAGAAAGATGATTAAGAAAGATAATGGAGACTACGAACTACCAACCCTTTATGACTGTTCAGGTTCAGCTGATTTCAGAAACCAAACCCACGATGGTTTTTCTATATACAGGCATTTTAATAATGATGATAATGAAGGGGTTGATAAGAATGACGTAGACTTTGTTGTTCAAAAAATTAAGATGAAGTTTCAGGGAGAGATGAATGGAACTGAAAGGTTTAGATTTGATCCTGCCTCTGGAAGGTACTACAGTAAAAATCAAAGTCCACCAACATTTGTATTTGATAGAGATGAATCAGATGGGCTGCCAGAGATGTCAATCAGCAAAGCTTTTGATGTAGAAAACAACGAACTACCATTCTAATGGGAAGACCAAAGAAACAACCAACATCTAACTTCATAGCGAAGTACATTCACCAGAACGCAATGGCGTTTTGTATAGAGAATGGCGTTAAAGTATATCCTGTTTTGCTTAAGAATAAAGAATATAAGTTAAACATAGAAATTAATCAAAACGGTCTAATAAAAAACATAGAATCTCCTGTCCAGTACAGTAAACACGAGCTAACAGAGAAGATTTATGAGATTTATTTGTATTATTTCAAGAAAATGGCAGATGAGGATATCGTAAGAAAATCAAGAAAAAAGTATATAAGTTTCAATAATAATTAATAATTTTGTGTAAATGAGAACTTTAAGTTTGTATAATAGAGAATATAATAAAATTAAACAAAACAGATTCAACATCCATGAATTAGATGTGAATGCGTTCTGTGAAAGAGTAACAGGGTTTAAGACTAAAACTGATAAAGAGAAGATGGACGCCCTGTTAGAATTAGACACTATGCTTTACACTCAGCTTGGAAAAGATTCTAGTTCCAAAGACAAACGAGAAACAAAGAAAAAGTCCAGAATAATTTATAGGGCTATAAAAACCTTTAACAAAGAGATTGGAGACCAACTTCTCCAGCACATGGATCCAGATGTATGACGCATAGAGTTCGGTTCATAGAGAGGCTTAGAGATAATTTACATAATTCAGTAGACAAAATCATCGACTCCCTATACAAACCGAATTTCGATAAAACAAAGACTTTTATAGCAGAGACGAGGGTAGATCTGGAAAAACTTCAAAACCAAATCAAAGAAGATGACTGATCAAAACGAAAAAATAAAATCTCTAGCAGAAAAGTATTTTAAAGATGGACACAAAAGTCCAACTGAAATAGCAAGGTACATACATGAAGATTTAGAAATAAGTCCAGAAGAGAGAACAATAGAGTCTACTAGGAGGTATGTATCTCATCAAATACAGAGAATCACAAGGTCTCAAGAACAACCAGCTCTTGCTAGTGCTTGTGAAGAAAGAGGTATTGACATTAGCAGTGTAGGTATAGCGTGGTCAAAGGATAAGAAGTGGTCAATACAATTTAAACCAAACAAAGACAGCGGTCCTACTTTTGAACAAATGCTCGAAGACCACATAGATGCTGTTAAAAATCACACGTTTAGCTATGAAGAGATTAAACGAACAAACCATCCTGATGGCTGTTTACTTGTTATTGATCCTGCTGATGTGCATATTGGGAAGTTAGCCTCTTCGTTTGAGACAGGGGAAGACTACAATTCACAGATAGCTGTTAAGAGAGTCAAAGAAGGGGTTGAAGGAATATTGCAAAAAGCATCAGGATTTAATATAGACAAAATTGTTTTCGTTGCGGGAAATGACATACTGCATATCGACACTCCGAAGAGAACTACTACTAGTGGAACTCCACAGGATACAGACGGTATGTGGTATGACAATTTCCTGATTGCAAAGAGATTATATGTCGATGTGTTAGATACACTGATTAAGGTTGCTGATGTACACTTCATGTTTAACCCATCAAACCACGACTACCAGAGTGGCTTCTTTTTAGCCGATTCTATTAGTTCTTGGTATAAAGACTGTAAAAATATTACCTTTGACACGTCAATCGCACACAGGAAGTACTACAGATACTATGAGAATCTAATAGGTACTACACATGGAGATGGTGCAAAAATGCAAGACCTTCCTTTACTAATGGCACAAGAGGCTGGGGATGATTGGTCTGCTTCAAAGAACAAATATGTATACATACATCACATCCATCATAAAATGTCTAAAGACTTTATTGGAGTTACTGTGGAAGCTCTTAGATCTCCTTCTGGAACTGACTCCTGGCACCACAGAAAAGGTTATCAGCATGCACCTAAAGCCGTTGAAGGATTTATTCATTCTAAAAATCATGGACAAATGGCGAGACTAACACACCTGTTTTAATATGATGAACTTTATAAATTTTTTGATTTGGATTAGCGGATTCGTGTGCATAGTTTATATTGTTCGCATCCTTTTTTTTGACAACAAAAACCTTTTTTAATCATGCTAAAATTTCTAGTTTCAATGTTAGTTACAGCAACAGTTTATAATGCAGTTCCTGGACAGACAGATGATACACCTCTTATAACGGCATCAGGAGCTCATATAAGCGAGGAAAACGCAATAAACCATTGTTGGGTAGCCGTGTCAAGAGATCTTGAAGCAGAGGGCTTTAAAATGGGTTCTAAGATACTTGTTGAAGGAGCTGGTTCATACGATGGGGTTTGGACAATCCAAGACCGAATGAATCGGAGGTGGAAAAGAAAGATAGATTTTCTGGTCAACGAGGATATTAAATTAGGTAAATGGGAAAACTTAAAAATAACATTAGTTGAGTAAGCTCATCCATAATAAAGTGTGCAACAAGTGTGGCAAAAAGAAACAATCTAAAAGCTTTAGGAAAGATAAGTTAACATGTAAGCGTTGCGAGTACAGGTGGTATCAAAGGGTTCTTAGGTCTCTAGTTAAACAACGCAAATTAAGCCCCTTAGAGAGACTTTCTAATAGGCTCGGGTACATGGGTACATCCT